GAGCGCGACCTCAACCCCCGGCGGGCCGAGCGGGCCGACATCCTCGTGATGACGCCCGAGAAGGCTGACTCGGCCACCCGGAAGCACGACTCCCCGCGGTACTCGTTCGTGACCGACGTGGACTGCTGTGTCATCGACGAGGTCCACCTGCTCGATTCCGACGAGCGCGGGGCCGTACTCGAGGTGACCGTCGCCCGACTGCGGCGGCTCTGTGCCCCGCGGGTGGTGGCGCTGTCGGCGACGATGTCCAACGTCGGCGACATCGCCGACTGGCTGGACGCGCCGGCCGACTGCACCTTCCAGTTCGGCGACGACTACCGGCCGGTGCCGCTGCACGCCGGCGTCGAGACGTACGCCCACGGCGACAACGCCTTCGCCGACAAGTACCGGCGGCTCTACCGGGCGCTGGACCTGGCGGAGCCGCACATCACCGACGGCGGGCAGGCGCTGGCCTTCGTCGCCTCCAGACAGGACACGGTCCGGGCCGCCGAGAAGGCCCGCGACGAACTCGCCGAGCGGGACGTCGACGTCAGTGCCCGCGGCGACTACGACTTCCACACCGACGCCCAGGAGCTGAAAAACGAGACGCTGCGGCAGTCGGTCGTCGACGGCGTCGGCTTCCACCACGCCGGCCTCTCGAAGGCCGACAAGGACCGCGTCGAGGAGTGGTTCCGCGAGGGCAGGATACAGCTGCTGTTCTCGACGTCGACGCTGGCGTGGGGGGTCAACCTCCCCGCCCGGTGCGTCGTCATCCGGGACACCAAACACCACGACCCCCTGGAGGGGGAGGTGGACATGAGCCCGCTGGACGTCCTCCAGATGCTCGGGCGGGCGGGCCGGCCGGGCTACGACGACGCCGGCTACGCCCACGTGGTGTGTGACGGCTCCGACGCCGACCGCTACCGCCAACTGCTGGAGGACGGCAAACCCATCGAGTCCCGGCTTGCGGGGGAACTGGACGCCCACCTCAACGCCGAGATAGCGCTGGGCGTCGTCGACGACATCGAGGACGTCATGGAGTGGCTGGAGACGACCTTCTACTACGCGCGGGCCCAGAGCGCGCCGGACGCATACGACGCCGGGGACTCGCTGCGCGAGCGGGTGTCGGCGACGCTGGAGCGGCTCGTCGAGGACGGGTTCGTCGAACAGTCGGGGCTGGCCATCGAGCCGACGCCGCTGGGCCGGCTCGCCTCGCAGTACTACCTGCGGCTGGAGACGGCGGCCGCCTTCCACGGCCTGTGCGAGCGGGCCGACGACGCGGACGGCCTCGAGGAGGGGGCGGTCCTGCGGACGGTCGCCGACGCCGCGGAGTTCGACAGCGTCTCCGCCCGCCGCGACGAGCGGGAGGCCTTCGGTGCCGTCCTCGGCGGCGAGGGCGACGACTTGGCGGCCGGCAACCGGAAGGTGCTGGCCATCCTCCGGGCCGGGATGTCGGGGACGACGCCCGCCGAGCTACAGAGCGACGCCTGGGTGATCCGGCGGAACGCCCTGCGGATGCTGGCGGCGCTGCGGGCCTTCTGCGAGCGGTTCGCCGACCCGCGGGACGCCAACCTCGTCCGGCGCATCGAGGCCCGCGTCGAGCACGGCATCGGCGCCGACAGCGTCGGCCTGACCGCAATCGAGGGCGTCGGCAAGGGCCGGGCGAACAAGCTGGCCCGCGAGGGGCTGGCGACGCCGGCGGGCGTCCGGGCGGCCGGCGTCGACGGCCTCGTCTCGGCGGGCCTCTCGGAGGGGCTGGCCGAGCGCGTTCTCGAGCAGGCCGAGTCGCTGCCCGACCTCTCCTTCGAGTGGCGCGACGTTCCCGAGGCCATCGCCCGCGGCGAGAACGCGATGGCGGAGGTGACGGTCCGCAACGATGGTGACGGCGCGCCGGCCGGGGTGCGGGTGACGGTCAACGGCGTCGAGATGACCGCCGAGACCAGCTACCTGGGGACGACGACGCTTCCGGTCGGCGTGTTCGGCGGCGACGCCGGGACGCTCACCTTCGAGATCGAGGTGACGTTCCCCGAGTTGCCGCTGTTGCCGGTCACCGATGTCCGGACCGTCGACGTCGAGTAGGAGATTTATATCGGTCCGCGACGGACCGGCGGGCATGGGCAAGGAGACGGTCCACACCGACGACGCACCGCCCGCGGCGGCCGACTACAGCCAGGCGACGGTCACCGACGACCTCGTGTTCACCGCCGGCCAGGTGGCGCTGACGCCGGAGGGGGACTCGCTGGCCGACGAACCGGTCGACGTCCAGGCCGAGCAGGTGCTGGAGAACCTCGAGGCGGTGCTTTCCGCGGCCGACTCGGGGCTCGAGGACGCGCTCAAGACGACGGTCTACCTCGACAATCCCGACGATTACGGCGCCGCCAACGAGGTCTACGGCGAGTACTTCGACGCTGACCCGCCGGCGCGGTCGGCCGTCGAGGTGGGGAACCTGCCGCTGGGGATGGCCGTCGAGATCGAGGCCGTCGCGACGCGGGCGTGACGCCGCGGGCCAAGGCCGCCGTGCTGTGGGGCGCCATCGGCGCCCTGGCCTTCCTCGCCGCCCACCAGGCGTACCTGCTCGCCGACGGCGCCTTCCTGGGCGTCGGGCCGATTGCCGGCGTCGCCGTCGCGGTGTTCGTCGCCGCCGCCGCGAGCGCCTACTACCTCGAGGGACGGCTGGCGGCTGCGGACAGAGAGACGTGACACGCCAGTGCCGAACGCGAAGCGCTCGCTCCCCGTCCTGGCGCAGCGACCCCCGACTCGAGTGAGGGTCTGGGACGTGTGGCGGGCGAGCGGCGTGAGACGTGAGTCGCATCCCCGGCACAGAACGAAAGTACTTATCAGCCGGATGGCGCTAATTACGTCGCGGGCCAGGATGGCCGAATCTGGTAAGGCGCACGCCTGGAAAGCGTGTTCCCGTTCGGGATTCTGGGTTCAAATCCCAGTCCTGGCGTTCGACCAAATGTTCAAATCCAACAGCGGATAGTCCACAATCGGGCGGTTCTACCGGAGGTGCGTCGGCATGACGCCGTCGCGTTCCTACGACGGGCCGGCCGTCGACGCGACCGGCCAGCACATCTCCGAAGCGCCGTACTGGCAGGACGATGGTGAGACCGTCGACGTCGTCGACGACCGCCTCGACGCCAGCGGCGAGACTCGTGTCGAAGACGTCCCCGTTCCTGACGGTCGCGACCGGCGACCGGACACGACCGGGCAGACGACGCTTGGTGACTATGTCGGGGGGTCGCGGTAATGTCGGATTCCCCAGACGCCAGTTTCACTGGCCCCCATCCTTGGAGGGATCCTGGGGTTCTGGAGGAGCTCTACGTCGAGCGGCAACTGAGTATCCACCAGATTAGCGACGCACTTGCCTGCTCGAACGAAACAGTCGGGCGGTGGTTGGATGAACACGGGATCGAGACCCGCGAAGCCACTTGGGAGAAAACACCGCCAGAGCTGAAGGATGCCGAGTGGCTGCGCCACTATTACCTCGAGAGGCACCATTCAGCGAGGCAGATCGCCGAGCGGCTGGAGTGCGCTGCAACTACCGTGCGGACTTGGGTGGACAAGCACGGACTCGGGAGGCGGTCACGGGCTGAGGCGATACGGGCTCGGGCGCTCCACGAGCCCGCTCGCTACGGAATCGATAGCGAGGGTTACGCCCGGTGGAGAGTGTTCAGGGACGGCGACCGGCAGGAGGTCCGGGTCCACCGGTTGCTTGCCGTCGCAGAAGAGGGATTCGAAGCCCTCGCCGACAACCACGTCCATCACAAGAACCACCTCCCGTGGGACAACCGGCCGGAGAACATCCAGGTCGTCTCACCTGAAAAACACGCCAAAATCCACGCAAACGAGGAGTCAGGAGGTGAGCTGGCGTGACGTCGGAGCGCCCCCCCGAGGAGCGCGTCGACGAGCATCTGGAGCGTTACCCCGACGCCTCCGTTCCAGCGATCGCCGGACACTTCGCCGTTCCGCCGTCCAAGGTCCGGGCGGTCCTGGACATGGACGACCCCGGAAGCGGACGGGATCACGCCGAGCCTCGCACTGAGAGTGCGACCTCGGACGCCGTCGACGACTGGGAGGGTCGTGCCTAATGGCGGGCGCCAAGCAGTGGCGCATCGAGTGCCCCCACATCGACGAGCGGCCGAGCGAGACCTGCATGGCCTCCGAGGTCACGGCCAACAACAAGGGCCACTGGACCCGCGAAAACCGGGTCCCCGAGGGCGTCGACGCCGACGACCTCGGGGACGTGCTCAAGGAGGCCGACGGTGACACGGTCGTCGTCTGTAACAGCTGCCGACGGCTGCTGATTCTCGGCGACGAGCGGGAGGTCGTCTACGGACCTGATCCGCACTACACGACGCTGGGGTACCCAGGAGACCCTCACTCGGATGGGGGTGCGTGGTCATGAGCGATCTCGACGACCGTCTTCGAGAGGGGCTCTCGCTCGGTGAGACCGGTCCACTGTCGGACCGAAGCCAGTCAGTGATGCGGGACTACATCCAGCGTGCCGGTCCAGACATCACCGTCGACGATGTCAACGAGCATTTCGCGGCCCACGAGGAGTCGGAGGCGGTGAATCGATGGATTAGCCGGACGATTGACGCCATCTACGGCGAGCAGGAGGAAAAATGAACGACGCCCTCCCCGCTCCGATTCGGGCAGCGGTCAACGAATGGCTCGACCGGAACGCCCCCATCTCAAGGGCGGAGTTCGACCGCCGAAACTCCGCCTTTATCCGGCGCGTTGGCAACGCGGCCACTCATCCCGACCTCGGCGAGAATAAACATCTCCGCAAGACCAGCGCCGCGGACGTTGGAGCGTTCGCCGCCGATGTGGATGTCGCACTTGCCGAGCTCGACAAGACCGTGACCCACGCGGACCTCCACGGCGTGGCCTACGACGACGGGTACGTCCCTATCTTGATCTGCCTCGGTGGTGACATTGATAGCGTCAACGGCCGGATGCATCGACTCTACCATGCTGTCGACGATATCTCGGCGTGTCAGAACTGCGCCGTCACCGACGGCGGTACCGACTCGCTAACCGAATCCGACGAGGTTCGCATTCAGCAGTTCCTCGACGACCAGGCCTCCATCGACGATGTCGATGTCGGCGACATCGTGGAGGCAGTGCCGGAGCTTCCCGACGACGATCTCGTTCGGGCCGAAATCCTCGCGATACTCGGTGTCGAACAAGAACGTCGCAACGGGGGGCTGGACACCCACGACTACGACACCATCACGACGCGGCCAGGGCAGGTCCACGCCATCCACGAATGCGAGCCGCCCATGATGGATGCCGAACCCTTCGACTGTCGTGACCAGTGGGAGCGGCTCCAGGGCCCGCAGTACGATGCCGTCGTCGACGCCGACGCGCCGGCCATCTGGCAGCACCAGGCCGGCGCCGGAAAGACGACCAACGCCGCGCTGGCGGCTCTTGAACGCGACCGACCGGTCACAATGCTGTTCGACAAGCACCAGAAGGCCCGCGAGGTCGTCACCGACGATGCCCTGATCGACGCCGACCTCAACGCCGACCTCGGTGCGGACTGGGACCCCTACCACCTCAAGGGTGGCGAGCAGAAGCGCCACGCCCACTGTATGGACGCCGACCACGCCGGCGAGGCCTGCCCCGAACACGGCGTCTCGTCGAACTGCCCGTCGATGTGTCCGGTCTACGACCTCGAGGCCGACAGCGACCTCCGACAACGCTACGACGCAATCGCACGCGAACTGGGCGACATCCGGGCGCACGTCCTGCTCGCAGACGAGCTCCTTGGTCACGACGAAGATGGCTCCTGTCCGTGGTCGGAGCAGTTCGCCGACTTGGAGAGCGAGGACCAAGTCGTCGGCGTCCACGAGTATCAGACGCTGAAAACGGCCACCGACGGTCGGGACGTCGTCGTCGACGAGGCGCCGTCGTCGCTCCGGACCGAGCGCCACCTCACCGTTGACGGCTGCGTCCGGCTCGCGAACGCGCTCGAGGACTTCGCCGATGTCGCGCCGCGCGATGACCCCGTCGGCCACACCGCCCGCACCGTTGCGACGTTCGCCCGCCAGGTGGGCGATATCCTCACCACGACGACCCGAACGCTCGCCGATCTGGCACCCCCAACCCCGACCTGGAGCGCCTACGAGTCCTACGACAGCGCTGCCGGCGACCACGTCGCAACCGAGCCACCCGACGAACCCTGGCAGCACGCCGAGGCCCTCGCCCAGCTGACACTCGGTATCAACCGCCACCTTGTCAACCGCATCAAGCGCGACGACTGGTCCGGAACGCCGTTCGCGATGGACGAACTGCTCGCGGCAGCCGTCGCCGCCGGCGCCCCCAACGCCGTCCGGCAGGCAATCGCCCTGCCCGCGCTCCTGGAGGGCTGCCCCCGCTGCGGGAGCGACCTCGAGTTTCACAACGGCGCTCGCAACTGCCCCAGCTGTGGCTGGCACGAAGACCACGACACGCTGCTGACCAGCGACAGCGAACCCGCTCGGGCCCGGGCACGGATCCACCGTGATCGTGCCGGCGGCGCGACCCTCCGGTACGAGGCGCTGCCCAACGTCAGCGAGCTCCCCGACGACCCGCTCGTCCTGGACGCCACCGCCACCCCATCGAAGGTCGCCCACCTCTACGGCACCACTCGCAACGACCTCACCGTTGCTGGCGGCGAGCATCTCGAAGCGTCGATGCACGTCACCCAGATTCTGGACGGCCAGTACCACGCCTCAACGATTGAGGACGGCGACGGCGTTCGTGAGCGCATCCAGAACGCGATCGACACCGCCGCTCAGATTCACGACCGACCGTTGTTCGTTTTGAAAAAGGGACTCAAAGAGCACTTCGAGTTCCCAGAGCACGGCGAGAAGTTGCACTACCACGCGACACGAGGGCTGAACCGCGACGAGTGTGACGCCGTCATGTGCATCGGCGCGCCGCATCCCAACGTCGACGATCTCCGTCGCGAGGCCGAACTGTTGGCGCTCGGTCGCGACGACGTTCGCGTCGGCGGCGGCGAGCACTCCAGCCGTCGTGAGAGTCCAAACCCACCGGTCTACCGGAAGCTCCGCTACGAGGACGACCACGGGCTCGGGCGGGCCGTCCCCACGAAGCACTACGACGGCCTCGTCGGCGACCTCTTCCAGGAGACCCGGACCAACGAGCTCGAGCAGACCGTCCACCGGCCGCGGCCGCTGCTGGCCGACGCGGACGACCCCGTCGACGTCTATCTGCTGACGAACGTCCCAACCGACGTTCCCGTCGACGACGTCTGTACCTTCGAGGAGCTCGCCGATCCGCTCGAGTCGCTGCTCGATGTCCCCCGCGGCGCGTTCGACCTCCTGCAGGCCGTCGAAGCCACGATGACCGGCGACGGCCCGGAGGGCTTCCGCGCCGAGCAGCTCGTCGACGTCCGCGACGACGGAACCGTCGCGAACAAGGTCCAAGGCTACCATCGGCTCGCCCGGTTATCGGGGCTTGAGGTCTCCCAGCGGACGGTCTACGACTGGGTTACCGCCCTCGAGGACCACGGCCTCCTGGTGCCCGAGGCGTACGAACCACGAGCTGGGGTATCCTACGCGGTCGATTTCGACACTTTGCAGTCGGCGTTATCGATACTCTCCGATAACGGCGGTTTCAAAGTGGCCGCCGTCCGGCGATTCCGACGGCTACTGGGCCGGTCGTCGCGGCCGCTTGACTGGGTCGGGTGGGCTCAGGAGGTGTTTGGGTCGCCCTCTCGAGCCAGCGGCCGGGGGCACGACCCCCCAGATGCCGTCAACTGACGATACCGGCGACGGCGATGCGGGCGACGACGTGGCCGTCGGCGCCCGCTCGATGAGCGACAGCTCTGTCGATAGGTTGGGGTCGATGCCAGACGACCTCCCGCCGAGTTGTCGATGCGTCCTCCAAGCGCTCAGATACCACGGTCCCGAGCTCTCCCGGCAGCAGCTCCTCGGTGAGACTGGCCTTCCAGAGCGGACGCTCGACGAGGCGCTGAATCGCTGCGAATCTTGCGACCTTTTGTCCCTCTCCCGGAAATCTGGGGACCTCAGACAAACAGTCGCAATCCTCGCGGTCGACTAATTACTTTTCACCCCCCGTCCCCTCGGTCGGGACAACACTGTTCGTCCGCTCGTCGTTAACAGCGGCGGTCGGCTAACAGCCGCGCGTCTCTTATGTCAGTTCAGCTAACCCAACAGCAACGCTACGAGTGCTCGCTCGAGGAGTGCGATAATAAGTCACCTCCGACGGCGATCGTCGACGGGTCGTTTTGCTCGCAAGCGTGCGCCGACCAGGCTCAGGGACGGGCGCTGCTCCGGGACATTCGACAGGACCATCGCTTCTGTTGGTCGTGCTTCAGGCAACGCAAGCGTGTCGAGCGGCCGACCGACGAGGCACTCCGTGGACTGGGTATGGTCACAGCCGAGGCCCTCGTCGGCTACGAGTCGCCGACCCCTGCAGTCGAGCGGGGCGACTACGGTCTCGAGTGCGAGTGCGGCGCCGTCGACCACGACCTCCCGGACTGGGGGCGGCGGACGGCCGGGCCGTTCGAGTGGTTCCTGCAGCTCGCCTCGGAGCGGCTGGTCCAAGAGGGCCGTCGCGACGATGCCGTCGACGCCGCGACGCTCGCCGATGAGCTCTGGGCCGACGGCGCCGGCGACGTCTCCCTTGAGCTGGCGGTCGGTCGCGCCCTCGAGGCCTGATACATGCTATGTCCACCGAGAAACATTCACGCCCCTGGTACTGTTCGGATGCACTGGTCAACGACTACAAGGCGGTCAGTGAGGCTGGCGGTGATCTCGAGATGATGAAGGCCGCCAAGTGGGTCCGGTCAATGGTCGTCAACCTCGGGCTCATCGCCATCGCGCTCTACGCGCTCTCTGTCGGTGGTGACGTGACGGTCATCGCGACCATCGGCCTGATTTCGCTGGCGGCGTACAACGGCGTCGAAATCGCCGACTACCAGGCGGTCGCGCAGGCCATCGTCGAGCTCTCGAACGAGTCCAGCGGAGGCGGCGACACTAACTGATGGCCGACACCTGCCCGCGCTGCGGGCACGACCCGGAGCACTACCCCGACTACGACCGCCGGGACTGCCCGAAGTGCGGGCGGCGACTCCCCCGAGACTGATCATGGGCTACACGTATACCTGCGACCGCTGCGAGGACGAGGGAGAGTTCCCTGGGTTTCTCGCTACCTTCAACAAGCGGACGTGGACGACGACGCCGTTCGGAGAACGGATGCAATCTCACAATTACGAGCTGGGCGACACCGTCACGCTCTGCCCGGACTGCGTCGAAGAGATCCTGATCCATGACTGATCCCCGGGCCTCTGGTCGAGCGCTCTTTTGGCGCGACCGCGACCCCGGCCGCTACCGCTGTCCAGGATGCGGTCGTGGCCGCAACGACGTCCGAACATTCCACGTCCACCATCTTGACGGGAACAAGGAAAACAACGACGAGTCGAACCTCGTCGCGCTGTGCCCGTCCTGCCATCTCGGTGGTGAACACGGCCTCAACATCGACGACCCCCGTATACAACCCCCTTCGCCGTCCGGAACCGAGCCACCGAAACCGACCGCTTCTCCGCCCTCTCCCGACCTGTAGACGGCGGTTCGATTTTCAACGAAACAACTCAACCTCATGGGAGCACCAGACGAGTTCCATCCCGACGCCCATCTAGACGCCAGAGAGATCACTGGTGAGTGGAAGTACGGCGAGTGGGGTCAGTGCATCGCAACGGCGAAGTCGGCCGGCCGACGCTGCCGCGGATACGCCCAGGGCCCCCACGGCAAGTGTAGCACCCACGGCGGGTCTGACGACTCCGGAGCGCCCGAGGGCAACACGAATGCGGAAGGGAACGATGGAGGGGCGCCCGAAGAGAACACGAACGCCGCTGATCACGGCGGGTACTCAGACAAGTTCCTCGACAACTTTGTCGGTCCGGACGGGAAAGAGCGGATCGAAGACGGCTACGACCTAGCCGAAGATCCCGAAGGGGCTCAAAAACAGGCCCTGCTGATGGCCCAGGTGGCTCTTGAGAAGTTCCGAGTCACTGGTGACGAGCGGTTCCTCCGCCGGTACGAGTCGATCTGCGATACATTTGGCATCGCTCCAGCAGACGAACTTGAGGCCGCCGCCGACGCTGTCGGTGACCTCGCCTCAATCATCAACAACGAGACCTGATATGAGCACGCACCATCGCAGCCACACTGACTCACCACTTCATCAGCTCTATCAGCGATGTGATGGTCTCTCACGGTCCAAGCGCGTTAAGATTCTCTTCGACTGGACTCCAACTGACTACCAGGCAGAACTCCTCGATTACCTGGAACGAGAGCAGACAGCACATGCGGCTCCGCAGAAAGGCCGGCAGGTCGGAGCGACTATGACTGCAGGCACAATCGGGGCCGACCACGCGCTGTGGGCTCCTCAACTCGTCGGTGAGCCGACGGATGTACTGTTCACCGCGCCTGGCCAAGAGACAGCGGATGAAATGTTTGAGGAGGCAAAACAGCGGTTCCGAGACGGGCCACTCACCCTCGAACAGTACGGTGTGGTCAAAGATAATGAACAAACCTGGAAGCTATCAAGTGGAACGCGGCTACTCTCTCGGACGCTGGGGAACGTCGGACAGGAAGACCAGCCGGGCAACCGGGGGAAAAACCCGACGTGCGTCATCATCGACGAGGCCGCTTACGAGAAAGACATCGTCTACGAACAGGAGATTGAGCAGTTCTTCATTACGCATCCGGTGTTCGAGTACTGTCTCTTCTCGACGCCGGCCGGGAAGTCGGGGTACTATTACCGGAAAGTCACGCAGGACGACGACTGGTACAGTCCACACTGGCCAACTCGGATCAGTCCATACGCTCAGGAGACATATATCGAAAAACAGCGTGAGAAGCTGGACTCGGAGACGTTCGCACAAGAGTATGAGGGAGAGTTCGCCGAGGACGGCAACTCCGCGATCCCCCACGAAACGCTAAAGTCGAATATCAAGCCGGACGCCGACCAGCAGCCAGGGTGTTTACGATACCTTGGCATTGACCCGGCGCGCGGTGGGAAAGACGAGATGGTCGTCTTCGACATCGATGCTACCGGGGTCTGCTGGAATATCTGGGCCTTTGAGACGATGGACGGTCCGCGATTCGTCGAACTGCTCGAAATTCTGCATCAAAGCAAACCCGAGTTAGAGCACTGGGCGACCCCGCCGACGCCGACTGTCGGCAGCGAAGACACACCAATGTCCGGTTACGAAACAATCCTAATCGAGGAGAATGGTGTCGGTGGATTCGCAGCAGACTTCGCCGAGGCTGGCCTCGGATCGGTGATTCGTGTCGTCACCAGCTCAAATAAAACGAAGCAGAACGTGTACCAGCGACTTATCACCGATCTGGAAGACAGCGAGTTGGCACTACCGAACCACCGGACACTTATCCGGCAGATGACGAAGCTCGAAAAGTCGTTTACACCGACAGGAAAAGCGAAATACGACGCACCAGCCGGTGGTCATGACGACTGGCCGGACGGACTGGCGTTTGCTAACTGGGCACGCCACGGCAACGGCGATCAACTGGACGTGTTCGAAGCAGATACCCACGAGCCCGCCACCGTCACCTCTTCCCTGTTATGAAATCCACCACTGACACCTGCCGCAACTGCGACGTATCGCTCACCGACACCGTCGAACGGAGCGCCGGCCTGTGTCACTCCTGTCGGACCGGTGATTCAACGATTCAGAAATGAGTGACTTCGAATCCCATCTCATCAAAGCCGGCGACGGATCAATCGCCAAGTCCGCCGACGGCTCAACCGACCAGCTCGACGAGCGGACGGTCACGACCTCGATCGGCGACGGCGTCGAACCACCATACGACCCAGCCAAACTGGCTGCCCTCCAAGAGGCCAACGGTACCCATGCCGTCGCGATCGCCAAGAAGGCCAAACGTGAGGTTGGCTTCGGCTTCGATATCGCTCCACACACTCATGTTGAGGAGCCTGGCGATGAGGAACAGCAGCGTGTCCGTGACTTCTGGAAGGGCCCGGACACGGACTGGAAACTCGGCCCGACCGGAACGCCCTCGGCGACACCAGTCGAGATGCTCGAAATGGCTCGGCAGGATTATCACGGCATCGGCTGGCTCGCCTTAGAGGTCAGATACGCCAATTTCGACGATGAACCACAAGGGATGAGCTACCTCCCAGCGAAGACGGTGCGCGTGAAGGAGGCCGACGCCGACGGTCGGAAAGCTGGTCACGGCTATGTGCAGAAACTCGACGGCCAGACGCGGTACTTCGCCGAAGCCGGGGCGCGACACCAGACGGGTATTGATGGCGATGAAGATCCAACGTACGTTGACCGAGAGGATGGGGAGACATACGACTCACAGGAGACATTCCCGAGCGACAGCACACCGGCGAACGAAGTGTTGTTTATTCCCAACCCCCATGGGAATAGCCTCTACTACGGGATCCCGACATGGGTCGCCGAAATCCAGACCATCCGGGCGGACTTCGAGGCTCGGCGGTTCAACCGCGAGCGCTTAGCAAACGATGCCATCCTCGACTTCCTGATCATCGTTGAGAACGGACAGCTCTCCGAGCAGGGCCGCGAGCAGGTGGCGGAGAACCTGAAAGAGATCCGCAAGAGCTCCGAGCCCCGGGCAATGACGCTCGAGAGCGGCGACCTCGCGGACGGTGTTGATAGCGACGTGTCCATCCGCGTTGAACCGATCTCCCAAGTCGGCGATCGGGATATGAGTTTTGTGGAGTTCCGCGAGAAGAACGAACGCGACATCGCTCAGGCCCACGAAGTTCCGTTGCAGGCGCTCTCTCATCAAGACGCCACGAACGCGAACACGACGGAGGCACTGCGTGAGTTCAGTGAGGAAGTCATCCAGCCTAACCAGCAACGGTTCGCCGAGCGGCTGTACCGCGTTATTCACCAGCAGATCCTTGATGTGCAGGACTGGCGGTTGGAGTTCAAAACGGTCGGGACGCGCAACCGACTGCGGGATGCCGAGGTTCTGTCAACGGTGCTACGGCGCGTCGGCGATGGACTCACCATCAACGAGATCCGGCGACTGGCCGACGATGTACTGGATGTCGAGATCGAGACGATCGAGGAACTGGAGGGCGAACTCTTCGGGGTCGTCAGCGACCCGATCCTCGCGGACGAACTCGCCGAGGCGGTCGAAGACAACTGACGATGTGCGGGACGTGCCTCGGCCCGATTACGCGCCGACAACTGCTTGGAAAGCGCCGCTTTCCAGCCGAGGTGCAGGGGGCACTCGAGCGATTTAAGGATTCGTTCGGAGCACTCGCTGCCCGCGAGAAAGAGCGCATCGCGGATGCCGTCATCGCTCGGGATATCACGCCTACGGGCGACATCAACGCGGCCGTTCGACGGGTCGTCGGGGAGAACACCGAAGAGTTCCGGGCCGTCTTCGCTGAGGGGGCGCGCGACGGTGGAGAGGCCGGACGGCGAATGGCGTCTCGGCGGTTCGGGCTTGATATCACCGACTTTGACCAACTCCCCGACCGGACCATCTCGGAACTTGATGACTTCGTCGACGACGTGAATCCGGAGATCATAGACAACCTCGCGGACGGGTCAGCCGACCGCATCAGTGGGTGGTTCGAAGAGGGGCTAACACGGGATGATGTTGCCGACCGCATCCGCGGAGAACTCGATGACGAACTCGGCGATGCGGCTGTGGAAACCCACGCCCGGACGATCGTCCAAGGCGCGTCGGAACGTGGGAACCATTCGGCGATTCGAGACTCGTCGGCAATCGGTGAGAAATGGCTTGCAACCAGTGATGGCAAAACTCGTGAATCACATATCAACGCTGACGGACAGATCGTCCCTGTCGAAGGAACGTTTCTGCTCAGTGACCCAGAAGAGGGCGAGAGTCGGCTTGAGCACCCGGGCGACCCGACCGGCCCGTTGCATGAGATTCTGCGCTGCCGGTGTTCAATGCGGCCTGCGTTTGCTGAGTCGCTGACGGATGACGAAGCCGCGCAACTCCGCGCTGGACAGCGACTCAACGTCTAACTATGACACTCACAGAACCGAACACAGTTGCGACAGAACCGATAGACAGCCTCGGCGTCATCGCCGATGTCGACGTGATCGGAACACCGGGCACCCGACCCGCGATGGTTGATGTGCGCATTGATGGCGGTGTGGATGCTGGCTATCAGATCAGTGTCGGCACAGATGCCCGGACGTTTGTGGAGGCCTCAGCAGGGTTAACGCAATCTGTCGCCGAGCGGTTTGAATCGCCACACAAACGAGTCGTCATTGAAGTGACGACCACGGGGCCGGCCGACTCAACGGCCGAGCTGCTTATTGGGGCACGACCAGCATGAGCGAGCGACTCCGAAAGGTCGTCGACCTTACCGATGAGGTTGATGAGGAGCGACAGATTGCGACAGGCGTGCTCCTCTCGCCGGATCGTGTCGATACACAAGGGGACTTTTTCGGCCCCAGTACAATCCGGGCAATCGCCCACGACTACATGGCCCGGCTCGCAGCGGGCGAGGCCGGTCTCAAGTTCATGCACGCGGTCGTCGTGAACGAGAAACTGTCACTCGTCGAAAACCGCGTCCTCGATGCGTCGGAGACAATCGGCGATACCGAACACCCGGCTGGGACGTGGGTGGTGTCGGTCAAAGCCCATACCGAAAAAGCATGGCAGGCGTTCACCGACGGCCTGTTTGCGGGCTTCTCTATCGGCGGGGAGATCGTGGCTGCCGATACGATGGCCGTTGACGCGGTCCCCGGCAGCGTCCATGTGCCGGACGACCACCCCGAGGATGTGCCGGTGCGACGAATTAACGACGCCCGGATCGATGAGTTCTCGGCGGTTGACGAGCCGGCGGTGCCGACAGCTCGCGTCGAAGTGTTGAAAAGCGCCATCGAAAAGGACGCGGCCGATGCGCTTGCCGACCCCGACCGCTGCCAGCAAGCACTCGTTGACCGGGGTCACGATGCGGACGAAGCCGAACTACTGTGTGAGGTTATGCATACTGACGGGGTGAGCCAGGCACACTCCGAGGAGCACGAACCCACTAGCAAGTTCGAGGTCAATGGGGTAGACGTTGACCTTACTCCGCCGGAGAGCATGGTTTCGGCTGCCGAAGCCGCCGCTGAGGCTGGCCGGCAGGGGCTCATCCCGTCGTCCTGCGGGACCGGCGTCGGCAACAACAGCCGAGACAAAATCCGCGATGGCGAGCTATCGCCCGAGGCCGTCCGGGAGATTGCGTCGTATCTCGTTAGCCACGAGGACGACGTAACGGCCGAGGGAGCCCCGTCGTCGTGGCCGAACGGTGCGTGGGAGTCCTGCGGGAACGCCCAGTACGCAAAATGGGGCGGCTCCGGCACGGATGTCTCGGCGAACATGAGGTGGGCGATGCGGCGGGTCAACGAGATTGACGCCGCTCGCGACAATGAGCCAACCTATCCCGAAGTTGCGAATATGAGCACGACAAAACAGGATGTTGATGACTGGGTTACGTGGGACCAAGCGAGCGGCGATACCCGTGGCCAAGTCGTCGAGATCGAGACGGACGCTGATGAGTCGTTCCCCGATGCCGTGTCGGGCGAAGCGAACATCCCGCAGGCCCGCGAGGATGAGCCGGTCTATCTCATCGAAGTGTGGGACGGATTCGGTGATGAGGCCTCGCAACGGGAAGAGGAGTCGGGCCGTGGCGACACGATGCATGTCGTCCAGCGAGAGACGGCAATCACTGAGGTATCAGACCCCCGCGAACGCGAGGCTGCGGCGGCTGGGCTGATGCAACGGGCCGTTCGGCTCATTACCGGCGGCGAGACCGATGACGCCAGCGGGGCCGAGGACTCTGGGGGCGATGGCACTGACACGCTCGGGAAGGTCGGACGGACGCTCTCACAGGCGAACGTCGCCGAGACAAAAGCCGTCCACGATGCGGCGTCTCGAATGTTGGATCGGGAGGGCCACCGCGACCACGAGGCGGCCCGTACCTACTCTGCAGACCCCAATGACGAGTTTGAGCTGGCCGAGCATCACTCGGAAAAACTCCTCGCCAACTTGGACATCCAAGAGCCAGCGAACACACAGGACGAGACGAACAGTGCGGGAACGACAGGGGCGGCAACCGGCGATGAGTCGGACTCCTCTGCGGACGATGACGCTACCGACAACATGACCGACAACACGGACGACGAAAGCACCGACACCGACACTGGCACTGACACGGACAAGAGCAACGATCCTCCCGAGTGGTTCGCGGAAGAAATGGACAAAGTCCACGACCGCATTGACGACCTCGAAAAGGACGCCGACACCGAGTCGGACGCCGACGAGCCCGATGTCGATATCGAGGAACTCCAGGAGAAGCTCGACGACATCGAGGCCGAGAAGGTAGACCTCGAGGAGAAAATCGAGCGCGTCGCTGGCGAACAGGCGACGTCTGACCAGCTCAGTGGCAGTGATAGTGGTGGCGATGAGTCGGAACTCGACAAGGTCGCCACCCTTCTGAGCTAAGCGGCTGCACCGCACGCTAATCACGCGATTCTCTCATCACCACACCAATGAGTGTTCAAGCTAACGACGACGCACTGCACTTCGAGAAAGATATCGGACTGACGGAGCTGGACGGCTTCCAGCTCCCGCCGGAGGTCACCGAGGAGTTCCTGACGCGGATGCAGGAGCAGGTTGACATCCTCGGTGCGGTTGACACGATGACGCTCGACAGGCTGGAGCAGAACGTCCCTCAGTTTGGGGTCCCTCGCCTGTCCGGCGGCCAGCGAAACGAAGGGGGCTCGCGGACGAAGTCCTCAAGCGTTACGTCGGGACAGTTCCGGTTCAACGTTACCGATCGGAACTATTACATCAAGTTCGAGCCCAAGCGGGACGCGATCAAGAACACGAACTTCTCCGAGGATGAGTTCGGCGAATACATCATCGACGAGTTCGCCGCGCGGTGGGGCAATGACGTGGCCCTGCTCGGACTGAACGCCGGGTACTCCGGTAGCACGGCAGTCACGATCCCAGCCGAACTTCAGGGATCATGGCAGGGCTGGCTCGCCCGCGCCGAGGGCGATGCCGACTCGGACCGCATCGGGCTGGAGAACACGACCGACGCCGAGACCGACTCGATGCCGGTCTATGATCACAGCGACGGGGGCGGCACCCCCCAGCCAGTTGATACGGAGATGTTCAACGCGAGTATCCAGACGCTCGCCGGCCGGTATACCGACCCGGACGATGTCGTCTTCCTGCTCGCGTCGGACAATGTCCAGCAGTATCAGTTCGACCTGACTGGCCGCGAGGACGGCGTCGGTGTCGCAGTCCTGCAGGGCGACAGCGATGTGACGCCGTTCGACTATGACGTTGTCCCGGTCAATGGGATGCCGCGGGATGTTGGGCTGTTCACGTCGTTCGACAACCTCGCGTACGGGCTCTACGGAGAGATGGAACTGGATCAGACGACCGATACCGAGACGATCCACGAGGATCGGCTCCACTCCCAGAACTGGCTCGAAGGACAGTTCGACTATCAGATCAAAGAGATGCAGGCCGGTGTCCTGATCGAGGGCATCCAGGACCCGAACGCCTGAATAGCCGATGCCCCGCATTAGACACGTCGGTGGCGTGGCCGTCTACCGACACACGACCATCGGCCGCTCTACGCCTGGCGACGAGCACACTGTTCCTGGAGCAGCGGCCATGTACCTCTGCGATGAGGTTGGGTACTTTGAGCGGGTCGGCGGCTACAGCGCCGACGCTGACGGCGATGGCGATGGCGATGCCGGTGACGCCGGCGCCGAAGACATGGACATCCCCGACCCCGCCGAACACACGGTCGTGGAGCTCCGGGAGCTGATCGACGGCGCAGACGGCCAGGTGCTCGACGCCTACGAGCGTGCCGAACGCAACGGCGAGCAGCGAACGACGGCGCTTGAAGCGATTGCGAGCGAACGTGACTCATAACTGATGACCGTCACTGCCCCCGAGGTGAAAGCCGAGCTCGCGGTGAGCGCCGACGCCGTCGGGCTGTCCGAGGGTGGATTTAACAGCCTTCTTGACGCACTCATCACCCGCGAGACGGAACGTGTCGAGGATGAGATCGATATTGCACTCGGCACCGAGACCGTCACCGAGGCTGTGTCGCGCCCGGCGTCGGTCAATGAGTACGACTTGCCGCTGTCGCATCGGCCGGTGCAGTCGGTCGCGTCGGTCACGATCGACACTGACCGCGTCGGCAGGCCGGATGTGACAGTCCCCGAAGATATCGTCGTCGAAGACACGCATTTAGCACTCTCGACACGAGCGGACAGGCGCGCGTGGCCGACCGAACGGCGCGCTGTTGCGGTCGAGTATACGCACGGCTACCCCGAGAGCAACATTCCGGAGCCGATCGCCGGGGCGATCATTGGGCTGGTCCGGCATGCCGTCCAAGAGATCGAATCCGATGGCATCGAATCCGAGTCCATCGACGGCCAGTCGGTGACCTACGAGCTCGGCGATGATGTGGTCCGGCGACACCTGCTGCGGGCGAAGCGGTTCGACGCGCCCGAGTACTACGGCGGGAGTCAGGTGATCTGATGCGACAGCGCAACCGATACCCCCACCGCGCAACACTCACCCGTCGGCAACAGACTGGGACAAACGAACTCGGGGAGCCGCTGTATGACAGCGTCGAAGTCGCCGCCGATATCCCGTGTTCGTTTTTCGACGAGTCCACATCGTTCGTTCACGAGGATTCAGGCGAGCGCGTTCAGATCCCGGCCAAACTCAAACTCAAACACGTTGCTGATGTCAAAGAGGGCGACACCGTTTCGGTCGCCGGGGCGGACACGCCCGACACGGAGCTCGAAGTTCGGGGCGTTGATCGGCGTCGGGATGACTTCCGCGCTCGAATCCAGGCCATCGTCGTGGAGGTCGAACGGGCATGAGTGCTGATTTGTCGTTCGACGCTGGCGACCTGACGCCTGGCGAGCTGGCGGAGGCGCTCGAGGCGCTGCCGGACGCTCTCGATTCGGAGCTCCAACAGGCGGCCACGGATGTCGGCGAACTCATTGCCGGTGCGGCCCGCGAGAACGCCCCGGTCGACACGGGCGACCTGCGCTCCCGGATTGAGGCCGTCGTCGAGAACGTCGGCGAAGCAATCGTACAGATTCGTGTCGGGACGAACCGCGACGGTGCGGCGGCCCAAGAGTTCGGGACCGATCCGGGGGAGGTGTTTCCACCACCGTCGGCGCTCCGAGATTGGGCCCGTCGGGTGCTTGGCGACCCCGACGCTGCGTATCCTGTCGCGCGATCAATCTACGAGACAGGAATCGAAGAGAACAGATACCTCCGAGATGCCTTCGAAAACAACCTCGAACAGGCGCTCGACATGATTGCCGACGCCGTCGACGCCGCGTTCGCGGCGGTGGGGCTCTCATGAGCTCACTCCGCTCCGACGAGCTCCAGATCGAGGCCATCGACCGCCTGGAGTCGGCGCTCTCCGTCCCGGCCGACAACGTCATTCCGGTCGCGATCGCCCAGCAGTCGGACGACCTCGACCCCCGCGTAAGCGTCGGGGCCTCGCTCGACTCGACGTCGCCGAATAACAAGATGGACGACACGAGCGGGACGGTGCGCGTCATCGTCGACGGGACGAACGACTACATCGCCAGTGAGGGGACGCTCGGCCTGTCGCGCATCCAGTCGGATGTCGTCGACGCCCTGACCGAGCATTCGGCCGCCTTCTACGCTGCCGGGCTTTCACAAGAGGAGGAGATCGCGTGGAACGACAATATAAACAGATACCTCGGAGTTTCGCAGTTTGCCTTCGAGCGCAACGTTGCAGCACGCAGTCCATACAACAACTAATCCATGAGCACGAACGACGCAGCGACCGGCAAAGTAGTGAACGTAACCGTCGACGGCGAGCAGCTCACGCTCGTCGAGGAGGACAGCATCAGCTACTCCGCGGGCGAGTCGACGAATGACTTCGCGCTCGCGGCGGAGACAATCACCGAGACGTTCCATGAGGCCGCCAGCCCGACGCTGGAGTTCACGTCGGCAGTCGACAATGCCGCGGACCCGCCGGCGGGATGGACCGCACTCGGCATCTTCGACGACGCCAGCGGCGACTACCAAGTCTCCGGCAGCCGTCGTGTCTCGAACGTGACCGTGGAGTGGCTTGACGCCGACGGCGGGGCGGTCGAGACTGGCCTCGACATTCCGTCTGCGACCGTCGAGTACAGCGGGGTTGACGGCCAGAACCCGCCGACGTACGACATTACACTCCACATCAACGAAGCGCCGACGCTGACCAACGTGACGACAGCCTAAGATGAGCACGAACCCAGAAATCGCGGGCAACTACGTCACGAGCGGCGGCGAAGGTGATCCGGAGTACGTTGCTGAAAAGCTCGGCGAGATGCGCGAGGAGCGCGCCGAGCAGGAGCGGCAGGCGCTGGAGCAGACTGAAGCGCAGGCTGAGGTCTTCTACGGCGACGATCCGGAGGGAATTGAGCTCTCGGTCGCTGGCGAAACGATCCTCGCAGACCCAATCGGCCTCGGGCGGCGCGCCCGTCTCATGAAGCAGGCGACCCAAGCCGACGAACGCGGCGACGAGATGGCTCAGGTTGAGACCGCCATTCAGATGATCGATACACTCGTCGACGCAACCCCCGACGAGTATGACACTGACTGGTGGGACGATCGGAGCGAATCGCAGATCCGCGACGCGTTCCAAACCCTCGCTGCGGAGTCGGCCGGGGGAAACGAGTAGCAGCGGTCGGCGAGTTCTCGCATAGTGATCACGGGCAAGGGCTCTTTCAGCTGTGTCTCGCGCTCGGTAAGACGCCGACCGAGATTGGGAACGAGCCGGCTCCGAGCCGGTACTTCCTCCTCGAGGCGTGGCGCGAACACCAGCGTCGACGCAAAAACGCTCAGAATGAGTACGACGTCGGCGAGTAGTCCGCGAGGTCTAGCCACAACGCGAGCAACACGACGATCCCGATGAGGATCATCGGGATACCGAGGATCGCGCCGACACCGGTAAATGAGATACCGACACCGACCAACGTCAGGATGAACGCCGACTTCCGGGCAGTCGCGGCGGGCTCGTTGCCACACTCCGGACACGCCGCGACGGCGGGATCAATGGGCTCTCCGCACTCCTCACACGGCTCTGCAGGAGCCTCGCTCATACGCTACACAGCGACAATACGGACAAAAACCTATGGATGGCTTTGATCTGAGCGGCGTCATGTCGCTCGACGCGAGTGACATGGTCGGCGGGGTCGAAGAAGCGACCGACGCGTCGGCGGAGTTCTCCGACGAGGCTGACAGGGCGACCGAATCGCTTTTCGAGTTCGATGCGGCTGGTGCAGCTGCGGGGGCGACGCTCGCTGGTGTCGGCACGGCGGCCCAGGGCCTCCTCGACAACACGCAGGCGCTCCGCGAGTCGCTCGGGCGGACGTCCGCCTCGCTCGGCATGGCGAGTAAGGAGACGAAGCAACTCGCAACAGATCTCAGCAACGCGACTTTCCCCGTGAAAGATGTTGCCGGCACGCTCGACGTACTCTCGCAGGCAGGTGTAGAGGGCGAGGCGGCACTCACCAAGACAGCGAATGCAGCTGACAGTGTCGGGGACGCGACGGGGAACTCTGCGGAGCAGATAGCGGCCTCAGCGATTCCAGCAATTCGCGCAATGGGTGGTGAAGCTGAGGATCTGTCCGAGCAGATGGACACGTTCACCTTCATCGCTCGCGAGACGACGCTGAGCGTCGATGATTTCTCCCGCGTCGTGACGAAGCTCGGCCCGGAAATCCAGGAAATGGGTCTGGACGTCGAGGAGTCCGCTGCGATCCTCGCCGCACTCGAAGAGCAGGGTCTTGATTCCAGGACTGCGATGCGCGAATTTAGACAAGCGGCAAACAGCGCTGAGGGTGATCAAGAAGCGCTTATGGAGTCGCTCGGGCTGTCGACCGAAGAGTTAGAGGCACAACAGGACGCGCTCGAGGAGGCTGAAGGCGCGACCGAGGCGCACGCCGAGGCGGCAAACGAGTCGCTGTCGACGATGGACTCGCTTACCGCAACGTTCGACGATCTGAAGCTGCGCGCCGGGTCGGTGATCCAACCACTGTCGGCGGCCGCGCCCGCGATGCAGGCGGCCGGTATCGCGGCACTCACGCTTTCGACAATCAATACAGGTGCGCTTATTCCCTCGTTAGCTGGCGTGGTCGCTGCTGTCTCACCCCTTCTTCCGATCCTCCTGCCGCTCGTCGCCGTCGGTGGTCTCCTCGCAGCTGTCTTCGGCGACGACATCGTCGCTGCTCTCGGCGACGCGCGGGCGTGGATCAATGACACTGCCGACACTGTCGATAATCGCTGGGGTGAAGACATCCAAGCGCTGATCGAAGAAGCTGGCAAGACATGGGCAGTGATCAGCAGCGGGATCGAAGATGTCGCACAGACCGTCGACGACGAGACGCAGTTCATTCAGGATCTTGTCCGAGGGACGTTCGAAGGCGTCGTCCCGCGCGTCGCGAGCACCGGAATAGACAACCTGATCGAACTGATCTCGGTCGGGCTCTCGCTTCTGCGCGGAGACTGGAGCGGCGCGATGGACGGCATCGGGAACATCACCGACAACACGACCGCGCTCGTCGGCGACCTGTTCGACGATGGGATGGGTCAAGCACGCGAGGCGACGGATGTCGCCGGCGACCGGATCCGTGGTCGGCTCGGCGATCTCGCCGATTGGGTCGACTCGGAGTGGCCGATCCGTACCAACCTCGTCGGCGTGATGCGCGACGCCCAGAAGGACGGAACGAGTATCAGCGATGCGCTCCAGTCGCGTGTCAAAGATGACCTCAGTAATCTCGCCAGCTGGGTCGACTCGAAATGGCCGATGCGAACGAATCTCGTTGGTGTGATACGCGACGCCCAGGAGGAAGGAACGAGTATTAGCGATGCGCTTGCTGAACGCGTCCGCAGCGACCTCACTGGACTCAACGATTGGGTCAAGGGGACGTTCGGAGTCGATCTTAAACAGCGTCTCGGTGGTGCGTTCGACGGCGCTGTCGACGCGGTCGGTGCAGCGTTCGACCGTCTCGACTTTGGACCGCTTGAGTCCGGTCTTGACGCTATCGGCAGCAGCGTCGAGGGCCTCATCAGCGGGCTAAACTCGCTGTCCGGGGTCAGCATCGACGTTGATGTCCCGAGTTTCGATGGCCTGATGGACCGCGCGACGGACATCGTCGGTGGCAATTCCTCCGACGACTCATCCGGGGGATCGTCCGACGGGGACGGGAGCGGGAGCGGTGGAGGCGGCGGTGGCGGGGGCGGTGGTGGCGGTAGCTCCTCGGACAGTGCTGGTAGCGGGTTCAACTCCGGCGGCCGTGCCGGCCGGGTCGGTAGCGGCGGCCCGATGCTTGGACTCGCCTCCGGCGGGCTCATCGAGTCCGCGGGCGCGGCGATCCTCCACGAAGGCGAGCGGGTCGTGCCAGAGGCGCAAGTCGCCGACCGTGGCCCGGCGACCGGCGCCGGTGGCGGTGTGTCCCCTGCCGACCTCCGGGCAGCCGTCGCCGACGCCCTCAACGGCGCGGGGCTCAGCCTAAGCGGCGAGCTGGCTGTCGAAGGCGGCGTTGCGACGATGTCGGACGTGCAGGCAGAGATCCGCTCGGAGCGCCGACGGCAGGCCGACCGAGCCCGTGACCGAGGTGTGACTCGCTGAGTTCATGTGGACACTCGAACTCACCCACCCGGACGGCACCACAACGACCATCGACGGGCGGGACATGACCGACGTGACCGTCGCGCAGATCCTGACCGGTGTGTCTCGCTGGAGCGTCACGGTTCCGAAATCGCCGTCGCTCGAGGAGTGGCGCTTTGCGACAGCGGCGCTGCGCTTCGATGCCGGTCTCCGACCGCAGCCGATCATCCGGGGGCGCGTGGTCGCCATCCAGACGACTGAGAGCAGCGCCGAGACGACGATCCGCGGCAAGGACCACGTCGAGGACCTCCGCCGCCCCCGCGATGGGGAGAACGGCATCGTCTTCGACGTGTCGAGCCAAACTGGTGCCGACGCGATCCGAGATTTTTATGACGAGCCGTTCTTCGACGACTTGATAACCTCCGTCATCGAGCCGACGCCGACGCAGGTCAACGACGACCTCGTTGTCCAATCGGGGAGCTCAACGAGCGAGCTGTCCGATGTGTTCGACCTCGATCCGGCGGACCCGTTCATCATCGAGTCGGATGAGTTGCGGCAGTCACAGTCGGGGTTTTTCCGCTCGGCGCAGAACGCCGAGCGGAACGGGACGACGACGGTCTCTCGTGACGACTTCGAGGGCGGGCAGGGCGAGCAGCTATCGGACATTTCAATGTCCATTGCGGAGACGTTCTCGCTCGATCACACGATCCCGTCGGGCGAGGCCGTCGCTGCCTATCGGTTCGACGCAACGAACGGGTCGCACGGGGAATTGGAGCTGAAAGTCGACGGCCAGGTCGTCGATAACGTGATAGAAGACGCATATGCTGCCGGCGTGCAGTGGGCGAAGGCGCCGGTAAGCTTCGACGTGTCGGGATCGGTGAATATCGAACTCGACATGACATCGACGAACGGTGACGTCGATCTCGATGCGCTCGCGCTCGTCGACGGCCGCTTCGATCATACCTTCGGCGACTCGCTCAACAGCAACAACCGACTCGCTGCCCCGGAGAAGTACCCGAACGGCGCGACGGTTGCAGCGAGCGAGGCTGACGCGACCTGGAACATCGAGACGGCCCGGCTTGACGTCGCAATGAACGACCTCGGCGGCGGGCAGGGCCTCCAGCTGCAGTTCACCGACGAGTGGCTGCCCAGCGACGGGTCAGAAGCCAATACCGACTTCATCGAGGTCGACAACCCCGGCGCGACGGCGACGATCACGGGTCGGGTCCGGATGGACCGCTTTGGCTCTCGAGACGACGCGACGCCGACCGAGGGCTTCAAGCGGCAGACGCTCTCGGCCTGGGAGCTGCGCGTCGACACGAATGATGTCGCGGTCATCGAAGACGAGACCTATTCGGGGTCGTATTTTCGGGTCTGGAAGCAGCTCCACGACGACGCGAACTTGGTTTGTGCCGCCGAGTATGGCAAGGTGCGGAAGCTCACGACGCTGCAGTTGGGCGACGAGACGCGGTCTGCGGAGGTAATCCCGCTCGACGCCGACCTCGAGCGAGATACGCGGAAATTCGCGAATCGGCTCCGGGGCATCGGTGATGACGGCAATCTCGAGGTTGAAGCGACGAACCAGGCGGCCGTTGAGGAGGCCGGCGAGGTGATCGAAGGCGAGCCGGTCATCGCGCTCGACGAGGCCAACAGCGAACGGTTGCTCTCGCAGGTCCGGAACGAGCTGGCGGCGGCCGTCGCGACCGACCGCCCCAGTGGCACGCTCGATATCGAGCCTCGAGCGATCGTGCCGGGTTTCGCTTACGACTTGCCGGAGGTCGGTGTTGAGCCGGTCACCGAGGTCACGTTCGGCACGGAGTCCGGGCAGCTGCGCGTCGGTCAGCCTCCAGACGACCTCTCGGGGCTGCTGGCCGACCTCCAGATCGAGATTCAAAACGAGAATTGACGGCTAATGGGAGATGTCAGGGCAGACTGAAATCACGATTGGCGGCGACATAGCACAGGGCCTCGTAGCGGGCACTCCAACGTTCGAGCGCGGTGCCGTCGCTGAACTGACGTTCGTGTTCACCCCCGCAGCGGGCGGCACGTTATTCGCGGACGACACTTCGTTCGACGACGGGACAGCGTTCGGCGGCGCCGCAAAGATTCTCGCAACATATCGGGCGGTCCGCAAGCGACTGGAATTCGCTGACGCGGTCGTCCGCCGCGGCCGGTCAATCGAGGGGGTGCCCTATGTCCGAGAACGAATCCCGGAACGGGCACCAATCGACTCACAGATCGTGCTCGTCGAGCCGGGCGACGATATTGACGGGTTCGACTCGTTCTGGGCGGCCGTCGTCGGCGGGCAAGACGGATCAGGGAACGAGTTCGGCGTCCGTCGGCTCACATTGGAGCTGTTCATGCTGGCCGACGGCAGTCGCTACGACAGCCGGAGCGAGCTTGAGGACGACCTCGCCAGCGAAGTGATCTGACCAAGCAGTCCGATCGACCACCCACATCGATACCAGACTAATGCCAGACGAAACCACAGACGAAGGAATCGACCTCCCAGGCGTCGGGACCGTGACCGACTGGCCATCGCAGCTCCGCAGTAACTGGAACGACCTCAGCAGCTTCCTGTTCCAAAGCGACGCGAGCGCGCTGGAGACCGACGCGATC